GTGCGTGAACCCATGACCATTAGCCAACACCGTACCCATTGCCGCCAGGTTGCCTTGCGGCGTCGGCGTATAACCGTTTACCCCAGCAGTTCCCGAAGTTTGCGGAATCGGAGAAATGTTGACCGGCGTAGAACCTGTCGACAGCAGCTCGGGACGCGCCAGACGAAAGTCGGGGCTGGTAACCCCGAAGTGGGCCTTGAGCAGCTCCACATAACGGGTCCCACCCCTTGCGTCCCTTTCATAAATCTTTTGAATCTGAAACGCCTGACGAAGCGAATTAATTGTTGCAGCAGTAGCCTCCGAAAGATCGGCATACAAATTATGCGACTGAGCAATCGCCGTACCAACAGTGCCTTTAGTCGGAGACGTCCGCCACTCAATAGTAGACGTCGACGGATACGCCTCAACAAAACCCGCATTCTCCGCACCGGAAATACCCGGACCGTACTTAACATCCGCAGAACCACCAAGCGGGATGGTCACACCCGGCCCTTTCTGCGGCCACGGGAGGGCGGAAGTGAAATAATCGAAACGCTTACCGCGACGAAGAATGGTGTAGTCAGTCGGAGCATCCGGCCCGTCACCCTTATTAACCGTCACCGAATCCTGTAGGTTTTGATCACGGAACCACTCATTCCAAATGAAGTTATATGCACGATGCCAAAATGCAGAATGCTTGACACCAGCAATACCAAGAGGCAGACCAAAGTAATCTTCCAGAGAACCCGCCACATAACCGCCAGCAGGAGCAGTAATAGTAGGGACAGTGAAATCAGTGCTGTCATCGGGATTATCCTGAGCGCCATTGAACCGCTCCCAGTTATTCCACAGCAAACGGAGCGGAACAGCAAAGAAAAACGTGTCGAGGAACATATTGTCCATGATGGGATAGATCGGAGTATTAAGCCGACCGAACAGCGTCCCACGGACGTTAAACGTATCACCGGGCAGAGCCTCATCGACGAAGACCGGAACCAAATATCCAGCGTTCATAGTCGTTTTATAACCATGCGACCGATCAAACGTAGAACGCGGGATTTCCGCGCGAGGCACTTGAGAGAACGTGTGCCGCATTACCGACGGATTGCGATGCATTTAAACCTCCTAAGAAAGACGCTGTGCGACAGCGGGATCGTCAACCACAACCTGCCCAGCCACTAGCACCTGCTGGGCCGACACCAACATCTGCGGACGATCAAGATTCTCAAAACGCCCCAGATTGTCATCATAGGTTCCAAGCTTGTACAAAGCGTAGTCCCTAGGAAACTTATTAAGCAAAGACTCCTTATCCTGCGCCGCGGCTGTAAACGCGCGGACCGCAAGAACATCAGAATTCTGAAAAAACGGCTGCGCAAACGCCTCCGCCTTCTCATCAAACACCGCTAGGACCGAATGAATCATGCTAACTCCCGTTTTTTTAGGTGAAGTTTCGCCTTAGCAACCGCTGCCTTGGCATTTAATCGAGGGCTATTACCTTCCTCGAAATTTTTATGCGCGCGAGCCACACGCGCCACACGAACACGCTCATGAAGCTCCGCATCCACCAACTGCAGCCGCTTGTCATAGTACCTAGGCGGCTTACCCGGAAACTCATTGGCGATTACTTGATCGGAAGGGAAAATATCACTTCCAAATTTAGCAAACCATGATGCACCAATACCCGGACGACGCGACATCAACGCGAACTCCGGCTCAAGCTGAAAGACCTCACCGGTCAACGGATCAACGCGGCGGTAGTGCTCCGCCGCAATTGGTCCCGATACCTTTTTAACGCAATATCCAGCAACGTAACGCGCGCTATCGAAGGTGACGGTGCCGTAGGAAGAATGCCCATACGGCCACCACTTCTCCAAAGTAGGGGAACGATATAACGCGGGTCGCGATTCAGTAGCGGCCCGGATGCAGACACCATCCGCGAAATGAAGGCCGAATAAAAGCGCGTGGTAGTGGGGTCGAAAGGAAAGCTCACCATACTCTCCTACACCGAAGAAACGAATTTTAAAGGGTAGCGACCGGCGAGTACGCCGGATGAAGTCGGACAGGACCTGCTTACGCACACACCGATCCGGGGGAAGATGCTCATCGTCATAAGTCAACGTGACGAACACCGAGAAGTCATGCATCTGGGCCTCGTGCATAAGTCGCACTGCCCATTGTCGGCTCCGCTCCAAACGACACCCGATGCATTTACCGCAAGGAAGCTCCAAACGGGCCTGAGACGCGATGGAAGGGGAGAAGGCCACCTTCCCCCCTTGACCGTCCCAATAGCCCCGCAGAGGGCTATGGCAGGGCATTTACAGCCTGATCCCACCACGCATCGGATTGTGGCTCACGAGATTCTTCTTGTGAGTCAGAACCGCGCCCTTCGTAAAAGACTGCCTCGACTGGGACCGCGACATTTTGAACCGTTTCATAATTACGAGTCCTTTCTTTAGAAGAAACAACGACCTGAAGATCAAAGAACAGGGAAAAAACAACTACGGCAACTAGTTTAGCCATGTTTTGTCCCAGTTGGCAAATCCATATCAAGTAGAGGATTTGCCTTGTTGCACGGTCTCAGTGCCAGCGGCGCCTACGGCGCCCGGCACTTCACCCGCGCTTATGGGCTTGTTTATTAAGCCCAATTTAATAGCTTCCTCACCATTAGACGGGTCATTTAGGAAGCCAAGAAGCTGACCCGGATCGTTGTTAAACCGATTCCGAACCTCAGCAGGAAGAGTCATGAACGCCTCCCGGCTTTGAGTTACGACTTCCATAGCCCTTTGGAAGTCAATTTCGGACACGTCCATAAACTGCGCTTCACGCTTGTTCACGAAGTCCAGTGTTCCAGTAGCGGCGTAACGAGCCATTATGCGATTGATATCGCATTCATCCTTAAAGGATTGCTTGGTTTTAGAGACGCCAGAAGATTGCAGAACCACAGGTTCACGATAAGAAAAAGCATGCCGGACAACCGGCCACGTTGCCCTATCGATTTCATCAGATTCCAATTGTGATTTAGACATTAATTTACCTTTAGATTTAGAGGAAACGGGCACGGAAGATTCCTAACTATTTAAGAGCCTGCAGCAGCACAGCAAGAGGCTTTAACCAAGCCAGCTCGCCGCCCCAATCACTAGACCACATTTTATTGATCTGCTCGAGGCCCGCGATCTCAAGGCCCTTCGCTTTAGCCTCGAAACGCAGCTTCTCCGCCTGCGAAATAATACCTTGAACCTGATCCTTGAACGTATCCTTAAACCGATTCCGTTCCATCTCAGTAATACCAGCACGAAACTCGGAATGAACCGCGTCCCAACCAGCAGCCTGAACATCATGCTTGAGTTTTTGCAGACGATCCTGAAACGCGGTCATTTCCTGCCGGATATTGGCCTCAGTAGCCGAGGCCTGACCCGCTGACGCTGTATAGAGACCGGTCTGAGACCGCACACGCTCCGGCTCGAGCTCAGTAAGCAGATTAGTCTCCGCTTTAATCTTTTCAGTCTGAGCATTCACATTAGCGATTTGAGCCGCCGTCGCCATAGCCGCAATGCTATTCGCCGTATTCTGCGGCGTGTATTTAGGCTGAGCAGTAAAAGTAGACCCTGCAGGCGTAGCAGCACCACCACGAGTCGCCGATAGAATCGGATTAAGACCTGCAGCCTTAAGATCGGCCACCTCACGCTGATGAGCGGTATTAGACATGCGCTCCTGCCACTGCATCTGATAAAGCGCATTAAGACGATTCTGGTCATTCGACGCCTTCGCCGAAGCCCCAGAAATCAAAGAACCACCAAGAGCACCGACAATAGTCCCGATCGGACCAAAAGCCGACCCTGCGGCACCCAAAATAGTGCCCCAAGGGAGGCCGCCGCCTCCGCCAGAGTCCGGCACATTATTAGCATTACCCGTGTTATCCCACGGAAGAGAAGACGGGAGAGAACCCCCCCAAATGTCGGCCATATAACCTCCAAAAAAAGGGGGGCCGAAGCCCCCCAAGACAACGGCCCTAGAAATGATCGATAAGACCCGGAACGCCGTAAACCGGCATCGGCCGCGCCGCCTTGAACTTAAAGAAACAGTCCATGATGAAATGCGGTTCAGAAGGCACCGCTACCACCCGATCAATAGGCGGATTCTCCTGAATAAAGTTGGCGTCAAGAACAACATTCGACGGGAGAACTTGAGACAGGTGCCATGCATCAAGGCTTTGGGGGTCAGTAGAACGCAGCTTTCCCGTGATACGGGAAGGCTTATACCTGTACTCCGCATACCGCTCTTGATATCCCCAAACACTCTCATCATCTGACGTCCCTTGATAAACAAGTTCCTTCTTGAGAACCGCCTGCTCGCCGATCATCGCGAGCGCCGGCCAATAGAAGTCAAAACGCGTAGAACGCGACCACATACGATCCAAACCCTGCTGATAGGTCAAATCCGCACGGATACACGCCAATCCAATAACAACACAATGCTCCGTAAACGAGTGCGTGAACCCATGACCATTAGCCAACACCGTACCCATTGCCGCCAGGTTGCCTTGCGGCGTCGGCGTATAACCGTTTACCCCAGCAGTTCCCGAAGTTTGCGGAATCGGAGAAATGTTG